CGAATTTGTAACCTCCCGGAATACGGCTTCACAGAGTATCATGCCCCGTCCCACAGCAACCCTTTCCTCCCGGCAGATGAACTCGAGCGCCTTGAGAGGGATAATCACCCGCTTGTCTACTCACAAGAGTACCTTGCCGAATTCGTAGATTGGTCTGGTGAGGCGTTCTTTAGCCTCACCAATCTCTTAACTAACGATAAGCCTGAGCCCTTTCCCGAGCGCTGCCTTTATGTATTCGCCACTATCGACACCGCGGTCAAAACAGGTAAGGAAAGCGATGGCACCGGTGTTATCTATTTCGCTTATGAAAAGCTTGGCAATGAACACTGGCTTAAAATTGTTGATTATGAGTACCTACAAATCGAAGGTTCCATGCTTGAACTCTGGCTCCCTGTCGTTTATCGAAATTTGGAGGACTACGCTGTTAAGTGCGGAGCCAGACTCGGAACCAACGGAGTTTTCATCGAAGACAAAGGTTCTGGCACAATACTCTTACAGCAGGCTCGTCGAAGAGGCCTCCCCGCCGGTGAGCTTCCCCAGAAGTTAACGCAGCTAGGCAAAAGCGAACGAGCTATCAATGCCTCAGGTTATGTGTATCGCGGTGCGGTTAAGATCCTGGAAACTGCATACAATCGTATTGTTACTTTCAAGCAAGTGACCAAGAATCATATGTTAGGGCAGGTCATGGGTTTTCGTGTTGGTGATACTGAGGACCGGCAAGACGACCTACTCGATTGTTTCACTTATGGTGTAGCCATCGCAATGGGCAATTGGGAGGGTTACTAATGGCCAAGAAGACAAAGAAACCCAAGACCAAAGCTCCCCCGGTTACAGGTGTTGAATATCGTGTGGAGAATATTCTTGTTACTGATACCAATGAGCAAATCACTGAAGCCTTGAATGTTTTGGGTGCTGATAATTGGACGATGGTGTATGTGAGCCATGTTACCAGTTCAGCTACACCGGTGAATACGGTCCGTGCTATCTTTATGAGGGAGTTGTGATATGACTGATATCACCGTAACCGGTGCCGATGTTGGCAATTCTGTGTACTCTGGTGGGTTGTTGAATTCTATTCACCTTGTTCAAGTGCCAGATCTCAATGGTTATAAGGAATACATTACGCTGGTAGATGATTCTGCGCTTTATGCTCTAAAAGCCAATAATCCAGGAACTCTTGATACTGGTGAAAATCCTGAAATAACGCTATTCAATTTTGACCCCTCTACAAGTTACGTGGGCGCAGGTTCAAACATCTTTCAAAGCGGCAATATTCTCTTTGGTGATTTAACCGTGAAGAGCATGCCTTCTGGTTGCAGCATTTCTGTTAATATTATTGATTTTCCCACCGCAGACACACTTACCCCAGACACAGCAGTTCTCACAGACCCACCATTCGAGTTAACGGTGACTGGGACGAATTTTACCCCGAGCACGGTTATTCAGTTCGGTGGTAACGATATGCCGACCACTTTTGTTGATGATACTACATTGACCACGGAAATTGACCCAGCCAACTATGATGAGGCCATTTATACTGTCACAGTTCGCCTTGGGCCGTATGAGCCTACTCCCCTCGGTTTTACGTTTACATCAACATAGGTGAACCATGGCCCGTCAGCCTCAAACCTTTGCCGAAGCTGAAGAAGACCAACCCGAGCAATTTGCTCATGGCTCTAAGCCTTTGACCGGTGCTCAGGTCGGTACAACTATCGACACCAATGCAACCATTACTTCTGTTCTTTACACTGGACCACCCACATCTTATGAATTACCACAGTTTGATCCCAATACCGGGCTTCCGACATCTGGATATTTCTGCCTCGTTGATACTGGTGTTATTCCCGGTAAAGCTGTCGTGTTGATGAATTTTAATGCTCATCTGGGCAACCATTCGCCACACCCTACTCATCAAATAGTGGGGAACAGTAATGGCATTCCATTTAAGACCCTTGTACTTCAATCTATGCCTGCTGGCGCAACTTTGACAGTTGTAACGGCATAAGGGGATCATAATGGCCCGCCGTCCCACGCATGATGATGAAGTTGATCAGCAGGATCAAGTTGAGCCGCTGGTTACTTCGCCTCACAATATTGCGACTGCTCAAGTCGGCACAGCTATAGTTACGGGCGCGGGTACGATCGCGAGCCTTACTCTTGCTGCTTTGCCTACATCAACCGATACCAGAACACCATTGACATTGGTTGATGCCGCAGCGGCTCCAGCCGCTGGGGTTCATGCCCCTGTTCTATTCTCTGCTGACCTACAATCAATAATAAACTTTCTGTGTGAACCGCGTCCTGCGGTTCCGCTAACCCCGGGAGTAACCGCACCTACCTATCCAAGAAGTCTTGGGGCCTTTGCGGTCCCATTCAGTGCTGGTGTGTTTGTCGTCAGTTGCCCCGCGAACACAACGTTCGTGGCGAACATCTAACCATGGAGAAGTGAAGATGGCTGCTGTTCCTGTTATCATCAATGGCGTGCTGATGCCGAAAGGCAGAGGTGCGCAGGACAAGCCGGTGCCTGCGGTTTTTATCGGCTATGCCAGCATCCAAGGACTGTCAGTCGGTGGCGGTCCGATCATTCCGCCGGGACCGGATGATCCGCACCCTGAGCACCCGATTGTTCTTCCGCCGGATCCGCCGGATCCGCCGATTGATGTGCCTCCCACCGATCCTGGTCCGCAAGTGGCAGTTGTCATCAAGCCAGCGCCGGTGACTGGTGGATGGGGTCTTGCTATGGATCCCAGCGGTGCTAATCTGAAATGGTTCTTCGTTCCGGTGGCGCAGCCGAAGGGCGGCGGACGTTAACCTTCAAGATCTAGATGCCGACTGTACCTTCTGCTCAAGTAGCAACTACCCCCGGCAACGCTCTTCAAGAGCTACTCGTAGCTCCTGATATCGTGCCGGGGGATGTTGTTAGCTATCAAACGTGTAAGGAGATTTACCTATATCATCCGTTAGGTGCGCGTATCGTTGAGGGTCCAGTATCCTTGGCCCTGAGCCAACGGCGTGAAATCAAGGTTCCTGATAGTCCTGGTGAATACTGTGTTGATGCCTTTAATGAAGAATGGAAAGCAATTGGTGGTGATAGTCTTGTGCATAATCTGCTTACTATTTCTCGTATTTATGGCATTGGTTCAATTGCGTTATTGGTAGACGATGTCAAAAGCAACGTACCGATTGATCCTTGGGATCTACCTGATCTTAATATTGGTTTCAATATATTGGATCCTCTTAATACTGCGGGAAGTTTGGTCCTGAACCAAAACCCCAATGCCATGGATTTCTTGAAATACTCGCAGATTGCGGTTACGGGAACCGCTTATCATCCATCCCGTACAGTCACTGTAACAAATGAAAAGCCTATTTATCTGGGGTATACTACTTCTGCTTTTGGTTTTGTCGGTCGGAGTGCTTATCAGCGTGCATTCTATCCCCTTAAATCGTATATTAAATCACTCATCGCTGATGATCTTGTAGAAACCAAGGTCGGCGTTCTGGTAGCGAAGATTAAGCAACCCGGCAATTTCGTCGATAACATTATGTCATGGGCCGCAGCATTCAAGCGGTCAGTTGTAAAAGAAGCCGAAACTGGTAACGTAATCAACGTCACCCCGGAGGAGGGCGTTGAGTCGTTGAATATGCAGAATCTGGAGGGGCCGCATGTACTCGCACGACGTAATATCCTGGAAAATATCGCGTCTGCCGTGGATATGCCAGTCAAGCTCCTTACGCAAGAATCGTTCGCAGAGGGCTTTGGTGAAGGCTCGGAAGACGCTAAGGCTGTGGCGCGATATATGGATCGATTGCGTGAGACTATGGAGCCTGTGTACAGATTCCTTGATCATATCGTTATGTATCGTGCTTGGACACCAGACTTTTATAAATTTCTAAAGCGCAAGTTCCCAGAAAAGTATGCAGAAACCAGCTACAAAGAGGCATTTTACGATTGGAAAAACAGCTTCCTTGCTACTTGGCCCGGTTATCTACGTGAACCAGACAGTGACCAGGTTAAGGTTGATGACACCAAGATGAAGGCTGCTATTTCGGTTTACCAGATTTTAGAGCTTTCATTTGACCCCGCAAACAAAGTCCGGCTAGTCCAATGGCTCGCGGACGCAGTCACCAATAACAAGCTTCTGTATTCCAGCCCCTTGAACCTTGACTATCAGGTGTTGCTGAAGCAATTTAAGAAAATGGAAAAGCAAGAGGAAGAAGAACGCGAGGCAATGTTGCAAGGAGGCGCGAGCGGTGGGCCGGGGGGAGGGGGTGCTGCAAAGAGTGGCTCAGATCCACGCAAGGTTCAAATACCTAAAGTGAAGATGGCCCGCGCGGATGATATTGGGCAAGTAGTCCAGCTTTTGGAGCATTTGAGCAAGAATGGCACTGAACAGTGATATTACCCGATCATTATCGTATTTGCGTAGGAAATATAAGGTTTCTGAACGTGATTTAGTGGCTTTGGCGAAAAGACTAAATAAACATGACGAAGAGCCAGAAGTAACTTGGGAAGAAATTGTTCAGAGAACTCTCCGTAACCGACAGGGCAGATTTACCAGTCAAACTAAAAGAATGAGAAATGGTTTCTAGAATATACATGCCTCCGCTTGCGCACCACGTTATCCGTCCCAGCTTGTATATTAGAAAGCCCGCTTATGTTGATAGTGATCACTATCCGAACGACACTACGCAATCCACCAATAGGCTAGAAAATGCCCCTGACCGAAAAGGGCGAAAAGATTAAAGGCAATATGGAGAAGACGTATGGCCCTGAAAAGGGGGAAGAAGTTTTCTATGCAAGCAAGAACGCTGGTAAAATCACCGGTGTAGATGATGATGAACATATACCTTTGGAAAAAGGCACATCTGAAAAGACTATTAACAAGAACACCAGTAAATTGATAGCTAAGGGTCATAATCCGGAAGCAGCAGCAGGGATAGCAGAACGTAAAGCTAGGGAAGATGATAATCAGCATATGGGGTTTACGGAAGGTGAAGCAGTTAAGATCAAGCACTTGGTCTCGGAATGTGATGCTTTAGAAAAGCGCATGGACTTTTGGGAAAAGCGCCATGCTATGAAGCAAAAGAAAGAGGTTAAGCCGCGTACAAAGGATAATATGCAGCCGAGTAACCGGCACCCAAAGAAAGTACCCAAGTGATTGATGTTATGGAATTTCGACAACAGATGATAAATGGGCAGGAGACCCTGTTTGGTGATTCATGGTTAACGGCTACTGACCCGACTTGGATGGCAGATATGCTGCAATATCTGTACCAAGGCTCACCGATGCGGGGTCAGCAGAGGTATATATCGGATACAGTTTCCCCGATGAGGGGCCAGCAGGATTACTTTGGTGACATTATTTCACCCATGCGCGGGCAGCAATCTTATGTGGGTGATGTTACATCCCCTATGCGTGGTCAGCAGCACTATATTCCTAAAACTACATCTCCCATGCGTGGTTGGGAATTAAAGAGTTTGGTGAAAATGTCTTATCATCCTTCGTATATGCGCGGTGCATTTGCGAGTTTGCGATAATGCAAGCCTCAGGGATACTATTTCGAGCACCGAATGGCAAGGTTCTGTTTATGCGTCGTACCGATGGAGAGGGCTGGGCGTTTCCCGGAGGTATGAAAAAAGAACATGAATCACTCGAGCAATGTGCTGTACGTGAGTGCATGGAGGAAACCGGATACCGCGCAGGACATTCTGGCAACTTACTCTGTAGACGTATATTTGGCGACGTTGACTTCACTACTTACCACTATGAATGTGATGACGAATTTACACCTCGATTTAATCATGAACATGACGCGCATGTATGGGTTAACCCCGACTATGCTGGAAGCCTCAACCTCCACCCCGGAGTAATGATTGCTCTGCGTAAGCTTAAGGGCATGACGGAGCTTGAAATTGCAGAAGCAATACGGGACAATGAGCTTACTTCCCCCCAAACTATTGAGAAGGTTACTTTGGTTGATATGCGGATTAGCGGTACTGGCTTCAGTTATCGTCCCAAGTTGAATGAATGGGTGTTTAGGCGTGACACGGTATATCTTACTCCAGAGTTTCTTCAACGCTGCAATGGGCTTCCTATTATTATGGAACATCCCAGTACCCAAATCCTTAATTCAGAGGAGTTTGCTAATCGGATTGTTGGCACTATGTTTCTACCTTACATTAAAGGTGATGAAGTATGGGGGATTGCCCGAGTGTATGATTCTGCGGCAGTAGCAATGATCACTAACGGGCAGCTATCTACATCACCTAGTGTGGTGTTCCGGGATACGAATGTTAATTATACGATTGCTATGGAAGATGGTTCCGAGTTACTTGTTGAAGGTAAACCAAGCTTTATTGATCATTTAGCAATTTGTGAAAAAGGTGTTTGGGATAAAGGGGGAGATGCATCTGGAATTAGAGTTGATGCCAATGATTTACCGGCTCCTTCACTACCACTACAAGGAGAGTCCAACTCCCTGGCTGAAAACCAACAAGGGATTCCACCGGGATTGTTGGAGTTTACGGATAATCTTAGTAAATTTGCGGATAGATTGGACGCATTTGTGTCCAGACGTGACTTAATGGTACGTTGAGTTTCGCGCGAGGCATTGCGCGATGTTGAGGCCTGCTAACATAGGAGGATATCATGGCAGGAACTGTTAGCGTCGATGCAATGCTTGCCGACGCTATTGCGAAGATGGATAAGTTGAATAGCCGGATGGATGCCTTGGAGACTACCACCAAGAATCCCATCAAGGGTGACGATGACGACGACAAGAAGGACGACGCCGTGGCCAAAGGCGACGACGACGACGACAAGAAGGACGACGCCACTACTCCCAAGCACAAGATCTTGGACGATGATGACGATAAGAAGGACGACTCGACCAAGGTCGATGCCAAGAAGGCCGACGACGACGACGACAAAAAGGATGATTCTAAGAAGGCCGACGACGGCGAGCTCGAGATCAAGCACAAGGGCAAAGAGGGCAAGGAAGACTCTGCCAAGTCCGATGATGACAAGAAGGACGATGCCTTCCCGCCCAAGAAGAAGGACGATGCGGCCAAGGATGACGCGGCGCGGGCCGATGAAATCGGTGATCTCCGCAAGGCCATGGCTGATCAGGCTGCTACCATTGCCAAGCTCACGGCAATGATGAAGCCACGTTCTGACGAAGAACACTCCGCGTTTGCCGATGCACAGTCGCGGGCAGACATGGTGTTTTCGGGCTTTGGCCAGCGTGCTCCTCGTCCTCTCGAGGGTGAGTCGCTCATTGACTATCGTAAGCGCCTTGCCACCAAGCTGAAGTCCCACTCCACCACCTGGAAGAACGTAAAGTTTGCCCGGTTGGATGATGATACCTTTGGTATTGCGGAGGCTGCTGTTTATGCCGACGCGACTGCCGCCGCTGCCAACCCGATCGACCTCAAGGCGGGTGAGCTGCGGATGGTCACCAAGGTTGATCCGACAACTGGTGTTCGGACCAACGTCTTCTATGGCAAGGAGTCTTTCGTTAAGGGCATGGGCCGTCCCGGTCGTAGGGTCGCGTCCTTCCGCACCTTGGCGTCTCAGTAACTGCAACGAGCCTCTAAGGCCATAAGGAAGGATCCCGATCATGGCAATTCAGTTTAACCCACTTCCCCAGACTTCTGCTGCGGGGATGTTCAACATTGAGTCCGATGGATTCATTGTTGGTACAGCGATGCCTGATCCGGCAGCACGCTTTCAGCTTGCCGGGGGAATACTGGCCACTACCGAAACACTTCCGATGTTCGGTGGTCTGGCCATCTCTGAAAACGTTCCGATTGAACGTACCACTGCTCCGGCCACTCCCACCCGGCCAGACGTCGCTTTGGGTGGTAGTATCGTTCGTGGTACAGTGGCTCCGGCGTCTGGTGGTGCTGGTGCCATCACCGGATTCAGTGTATTTGACCAGAACTATGCGGCATACAACACTCCGCAATCACCGGTGCCGACGTGTGGTCCTGGAGGGTTGGTGAATTTCTATCGCCTTGGCTCTCTTGCTCGCGTCGCATTGGGAGCAGCGGCGACTCTTGCTGCGGCTGCTGAAGGTGCCGTCATTCTGGGTCCCATTTATTGGGATCCAGTGAACCTACTCGTTACCAACGTCTCTACCTCCAACCTTCTACTCCCAGTTAAGGTCTTGGCGGTCAAATCCTCTGGTTGTATGCTCCCGGTCTACACTGCTGGTACTGGCTTCACTACCTGGAACTACAACGGAGCGGCGGCTCTCGTTCTGCTGTAATCTCTCACCCGCGACAGGCCGGGGCCTTCTCTGGCCTATTTAGAGGAGAACTAACATGGCTTCTATAGCTCCGGCATTTGTCCAGGTGCATCCTTCCTACATGCTCCCTGACACATTGATGCCGTATTCCCAGGCGAGTGGTGCGTTTGAGCTTCTGGCTTCGGGCGCACCTCTTGTTCGTTTGGCTGATGGTGATCTGTACGCTTACATCAAGCGTGTGGATCTGCGCACCAGGATGGCGGCTGGTCAAGCGGCTTACAATCAGTTGCCGGGTGTCAACTTCTCGCTGTCGCAGATCAGCGCACCTACTTACCTTCTGCGGGTGCGTGCCGAGTACGATCACCACGACACTGCGGCTATGGCTCGGTGGGGCCTTTCGATTGTTGATGCTCACCGGCTCGGTATGCGGCAGGCCACATTCCAACTGATGCGAAACGGTCTGCTGTATGGATACAACCCGGCCAATGGCGAAGGCCTCGTTAATACGACTGGTGCCACAGCCATCAACCTCCCGTCTGATAGCGCGGGCAATTCCACCGTGGTCACTTATGACAACGGCCAGATGGCATTCTTCCTGATCTCGCAGGTGAGTGCTATCAAGTCCCGCACCAATCAGCTCGGTATTGGCCGCAAGTTCGTGTTCGTTGGTCCGCAGCGCACGCTCGGCGCTATGGAATATCAGAACATTGTTCAGCTCACCAGCTATCAGCGCACTGGTGCTGGTTCGACCTCCACCGCTGGTTTGGTGAAGGACGTTCTGGAGATGAATGACGACGAGATCATCTGGGCCTATGACGATACGCTTATCGGCAAAGGCGCGGGTGGTAACGACGCCATTCTCATCGTTATGCCGGAAGTCGAGCAACCGGCTGGTGCTGGCATCAATACCAACGAGTTTGCCAAGCTGACGCCTTCTCTGTCGGCTTGTACTTTGATGCTCTGCGATATGGCGGCTCCGCGGGAAATCCCTGTGCCGCTGGCAGGGGGAGCGATCGACGTGCTGGCTGAAATGCGTACAACTTCTGGATGGGGCGTCCGTCCGGAGTCCATTACGATTATTTCGGCTCAGTACCAGTAAGTTCAGGGACCTGTACCCTGAAAGGCGGGCCGGGAACTCCTGTCAATTCCCGGCGTGGACGCACCGGCCCGTTCTTAAAAAACAAACTCGAGGGAGAGTAACATGACAGAACTGTACATCGGGAATGTGTCGAAGCAGATCCAGATGTTTGCTTATCGTGCCTTGGAGCGTCCTGGTACCATTTACCAGAGCATTCCAATTGGTGGGCAAATTCGTGTTGCCCCCAATGGTTCTAAAGCTGATTTGACTTTACCAGAAATTGATTTTATCCTCGACCAGCATAAGGTCTATGGTATTACTTCTGTGGATGACATGGACTCTAAACGCGATGCGTTTAGTGGTCTTTGTTATTCTATCGGTAAGCCAATATCCGCTGAAAAGCTGCGCAGAGCCATGGTGCGCAAGGAAGAGGCTTTGGACAGATTTGGTCAGAAGATCCGCCAGGAGGCGGCTCTTGCTGTTAATTCGCAGATTGAAGAGCAGATTGGTGCTCCTCTGAAAAACTTGGAAATGAGTTTTGCAGAGGAAGAGCCCAGGGGGGGTTACTCTGATGATAATCACGTTGCCGAGGGTATCAGGGTAACACGGGACGCAGACGTTAACACCCCGGTACCTATCGCTGGACGTAGGGGTCGCCGTTGACCGATTTATCAGGGGTGGGGGTACCCCCCGCCCTTCCCAGAGCTCCTGTAGTTTCTGGCTTACCAGTTGGAGGCCCCACTTTTGATGGCTTCCAGTGGTTTGTTACGAATATGATGCAAGTGCCATCAGGATCTATGCCTGATGTTTCGATGATGCAAATTGCTTATGATGAGGCTATTAATCTTGCATATTGGCCATTAGCTGATATCCCTAGTCAACCCACCTCTCCTACCATTTATGCGTTCGCCGTATATAATCTTGGTTGTGCCCTCTTGCTCGAATTTGCTATGGATGACCCCGCTACTGGAAGCACATTCTGGGACGATTTAAGAACTAAGTTGGGTATCAATTCAATGATGGTTGGCCTCATAACAGCCGCACATGACCAAGGTACAGGTGAGCAGACTTATATACCGGATGCTATCAAGAATATGACTTTAATGGACCTACAACTGCTGAAATCCCCATGGGGCCGCAAATATCTAATGATAGCCGGTGAGTGGGGTTACGTCTGGGGGCTTACCTATTGAAACTGATGTTTGGGTTTGAAGCCAATCCGTATAGAAGACAAGGCTCGCCTACATATAAGGCAATGGGGGGAAGATCAGCTACCCGTTCACAGCGGCAATATGGCGTGGGAATGACTGCTAAGGATGTAGCAAAAGAATTGGAAGACAAGTATGCTATTGTTGAAACATTTTATAACATGGAAGAAGACCACATTGTAGATCTAATAGAAGATGCTTTTTTAGAAGATTTGGAAGAAGTTATGCAAGCTGATAAAGTTTCTCGGAAAGGAATTAGTGATGAGGCTACAAATCAAATACAAGAGCGATTTAAACAGAATTTACTTTTAAAGAAATATGATGGTGTTCTGGGTGGGGTACCGACACTTGCGGCTCAAAGGGGTGTGTCGCACTTACAAGCTCACCCGTTCACACGTAGAGCTCCTCGACCTAGCTTCGTGGATACGGGCAATTACATGAACAGTTTTAGGGTATGGGTGGAAGATCTAGAGGAGGACTAACATGGCCGTACACATGATCCTCTTGTACTTTGCATTTGTGTTTGCAGCTATCGCAGCCATTTTCATTACTACGGTAGCTAGACCACCGGTCACTATTCATTTTGGCTGGCTCGCAGTAGCGTTCTGGTTGTTGAGCATAATTCTGGGAGGTCACTGATGGCACACACTTGTTCACCTATCAATAAACCGGGCGGTCCTAAGCCACCCGGTAAACCGATGCCAGGATCATCTAAACCGACGTCTCCTGGCGCATGTTCCATGCCGGGTCATAAATAATGGCTCGTGCTGGCCCACTTCTTCCCTATCCTGCGCAGTTACCGCAGGATTATTATGCGAAGAATTTGCCTGCCCCTGCTCCACCTCCTGCTCCACCTCCTGCTCCAATTATAACACCTCCACCCCCTGCTCCACCTCCACAAGTTATAGAAGCTGAGAATTTGGGTGGTGTTCATTATGGCGCTCTTCCACCTGCTAATCCTGGTTTTGGATGGTTATGGGGAACTGGTCAAGGATATCTTTATATGTACCAGGAACCAGGTGTTTGGGTTCAAATCGGATCTAACTTGTAATGTTCCAGCCTAGAAACATTCAGCCAGCACCATATACGTTCTATACTGACTATACTCCTCCAGGCCCCTGGACGGATGGTCAGACTGTGACTCGTAATGCTGATGGAGCACTGTTTGGTTATTCTGCTGTCTACAATCTTTTATATCTTATACCTAATTCTTCTGGAATAATGAAAAATGCAAACAATTTTCCTATTGTAAATCTCCCAGATCCAGTAAATACCCACGATGCAGCAAACAAAGAATATGTGGATT